ACCTAAACTACCAAACACTTAGGATTCAGTTATATTCTGATTATGAAGCAATGGACACTGATCCTATTATAGCTTCAGCATTAGATGTTATTGCTGATGAGGCAACAGTAAAAAATGATCAAAACGAAGTTTTAGCAATTAAATCTTCAGATGAAAATATTCAAAGAGTTCTTTATAATTTATTCTATGACGTATTAAATATAGAATTTAACTTATGGTCTTGGACTAGACAAATGTGTAAGTATGGAGACTTTTTCTTAAAGTTAGAGATAGCAGAGAAGTTTGGAGTATATAACGTACTTCCTTATACTGTTTACCATATTGCTCGTTTAGAAGGACATGACGAAGATAATCCAACTAAAGTAGAGTTTGAATTAGATCCTGACGGAATAGCAGCATCTACAGATACTAACTACTTACCAAACAAAAAACAATCATCTAGAATTAAAATAGATAATTACGAGATGGCTCACTTCAGATTAATATCTGACGTACACTACTTACCTTACGGTAGATCTTACTTAGAGCCAGCTAGAAAGATATTTAAACAAACAACGTTAATGGAAGATGCGATGTTAATTCACCGTATAATGAGAGCACCTGAGAAGAGAATGTTCTATATTAACGTAGGTTCTATTCCTCCTAATGAAGTAGAGCAGTTCATGCAGACTACTATTAACAGTATGAAAAAGACTCCTTATGTTGATCCTAATACAGGTCAATATAACTTGAAGTTTAACATGCAGAATATGATGGAAGACTTTTACCTACCGGTAAGAGGAGGAGATACATCAACAAGAATTGAAACGACTAAAGGCTTAGATTACGATGGTACAACAGATGTACAGTATCTACAAGCTAAACTCTTTGCTGCTTTAAAGATACCAAAAGCTTACTTTGGATACGAAGGAGATCTATCTGGTAAAGCTACATTAGCAGCAGAAGATATACGATTTGCAAGAACAGTTGAAAGAATCCAAAAGATTATGGAGTCTGAGTTAACTAAAATTGCATTAGTTCATTTGTACACTCAAGGGTTCCAAGGAGAAAGTTTAACTAATTTTGAGATTAAGTTAACTACTCCATCTATTATATTTGAACAAGAGAAAGTAGCGTTATTAAAAGAGAAAGTTGATTTAGCTTCACAAATGCAAGATTCTAAATTATTCTCATCAGATTACATTTACGAAAATATATTCGACCTTTCAGAAGATTCTTATATGGAAATGAGAGACTTAATGATTGAAGATGAGAAACGTAGATTTAGAAGAGCACAGATTGAAGGTGAAGGTAACGATCCAGCTAAGTCAGGAATGACTTACGGTACTCCACATGATCTAGCATCTATGTACGGTAGAAGATCTACTTCTACACCTAAAGGTGGAGGAGCAGGTGATGTACCTGCAGGTTATAACGAAGTACCTGAATGGGGTGAGCCAGGCCCTGAAGGAGGAAGACCAACAGAGAAAGCATCGGTTTATGGAACAAATGACGCCCTAGGAGGAAGAGATCCTCTTGGACAGCATGGCATGAAAGGCGGTTTTCCTAGTGATGCAGATAACGTAAATGAAACGAAAGCCAAAACTATACTTAAACAACAGCTCAGTAACCTTAAACAGATTGTCTTCGAAAAAGACACTAATGAAGACGGTTCTAACCTATTAAGTGAAGATAACATTAAAGATTTAGGTAAGTAGTGCATATTTATAATAGTAAACGTGTATAATGAAAATAAAGCATTCCAAGTATAAAAATACTGGGCTAATATTCGAATTATTAGTCAAGCAGATTGCCGCTGACACTCTCAATAAAGAAGAGTCACCGGCTATTAGCATTATACGAGAGTATTTCGCTAACAGATCAACCTTAGCAAAGGAATACAAGATGTATAGTCTTGTAATGAAAGCAAACGGAGTAGCACAGAGAAAAGCAGAAGCTATAGTTTCTACTGTGACAGAGATATCTAGAAAGTTAGATCAGAAAATACTTAAAACCCAAAAATATAAACTAATCTCAGAGATTAAGAAACATTATAATCTTGAAGAGTTTTTTAGTATACAAGTAAGAGATTACAAACCTCTTGCTGCATTATATTGTCTACTTGAAGCACAAAATAACGCTGATATAGTAGACCCACAATATTTAGTAGATAATAAGTTAACAATCCTAGAGCACTTAACTGCGAAAAAGCAAAACGAGGATAGCGTAAAGGATACCTTAATAGAAGAGTATTCGAAGTACGATAAGGACTTAAGGTTGTTGACTTTTAAAATATTATTAGAGAAGTTTAACGATAACTACAAAGACTTACTACCAGAGCAGAAGTACATACTTAAAGAGTTTATTACATCTGTCAATTCTAAAGCACGTTTACGCAATATAGTTAATGAAGAATTAGCTAAGATCGCTAAAGAAGTAGAGAAGTTTACATCTAAAATAAAAGACGAAGTAGTTAAAATTAAGTTAGAAGAAGTCTCTAAAGCAATTGTTCCGTTAAAAAAGACAGAAGCTATTAGTGATAGTCACTTAATTAATCTCATGCAATATTACGATTTAGTTAATGAATTAAAAACTCTGTAATGAAAAGATCAGAGTTAGTATCATTAGTTAAAGAAGTAATGACTGAGTTAGACGAAGCTAACGTTACTGGTGGGTCAGCTACATTTACTCCTGGACAAGGAATGAATTATGCTACACCATTTGCTTTTGGTAATGCAAAAAGAGCAAAAAAGACATTAAAGAAACAAGGATACAAAGAAGTATAAACAATGACAGCAACTGAAAAATATAACTCCGTACTAGAAGGCTCAATGGCCAAAGGGGAGTTTCTACGCCAAATGAAACAAGCGTTCCCTCAATATTTAACTGTGTCTAATGGATTTGACGATTCAGTACAGATTTTAAAGAATAGGGGAATGATTTCTGAAAACAAACTTAAAGATATCAGACCAGTTCAAAATCTAGCTGATAATTTTCCACTAAATACTATCGAAAGAGGGATCGATTATGAATTGGAAAAAGCTGGCATTGATCCAACAGGAACAGTAACTAAAGAGCAATATGTATCTGCAAAGCAGAAGTGTATGCTTAACTTACAAAAAGATCAAGCATTTTATTATAACCTTATGTCTGGCGATTCTGCTAATGTAGATAAGCATGATAAAATGAAAGAAACTAAAAGAGGAGCTAAAGAAGCAGATACTTTTAATGCAATGAAGAAGGCTACTTTAAAAGAAGCCATAGATCCTACATTAGATCCTTACGAAGATAAAAAAGAAATAGTAAGACAGGTAATCGATTTAGTTAAAAGAGAGAAATCTGTTCCTAATTCCGTTGCTGTAGACTTTATAAAAACACATTACGAAGATATTATTAATCTACGCGACGATGAAGCTATATTAGACGAGTTTGAAGAGTTCTTCTCAGTCAACTACGAAAGCGGTTCAGACTATAATGAAGTGATGGGTGTCGATAGAAAAGGTAATAAGAAACCTGAAACTGACGGAAGCGATGCAGCTAAATATAAAAGAGCTGCTAAAGGCTTAGAAGAAGATGAAGAAGAGTATTTAGCCAAAAAAGATGCTGCTATCAAACAAGCAATGGGTAAAGAAGATGAGGTAGAAGAAGGAAGAGCAGTAAATGCTTATACTCCTGGTGATATGTTCTCTACTGACTTTGATTACGAAGGAATGCTTAAAGCAGGATTAAAAGTAAGAGTTAATACTCCAGTCGATGTAATGCAAAAGATTTACGATTCATTCGAAGACGTAAACTACCATAGAGAAAATACACACTTAGGTGATGTAATCGATGCAGTTAAAGAAGGTAATAGAGAAGAAGCATTAGAAGCACTTAAGAAATATAGAAGAGCAATCAAAGATACTATGTCAGATATCTTTGAAGGAGCTTTTCCAGTAAGAGAAAGAGATGAGAGCTATGTACCAAGAAATGGTGCAGTAGTTAGTGAAAGAGTAGGTGGCTTGCAAGAGTTTATTTCTCTTATACAAGATAGAGCAGCAGAAAACGATACTTCAGAAAGAGAAGAAGCTGAAGAGGTAATGTACGCCATAGGAGATCATTACAACATCGGTGTTGATATTATGAAAGGTCCTTGGGATGACGACAATGGAGTAAACGAAAAGAAAGGTAAAGATCATGACGGAGACGGAGACGTTGATGGAGATGATTATATGGCTGCTAAAGATAAAGCTATCAAAAAAGCCATGAAAGAAAACCTTAAAGCTATTATATCTAAAGTTTTAACAGAAAACAATACTGTTAACGAAGCAGCTACTCAACAGTTAGCTAGAATAGCAGATGACTATGCAGGCTTTGACGGAATGAAAGGAGCTATCTTAGATTTACAGAACTTAGTATCTGATATCGAAGCTTATTACGACAAGACTAGAGATAAAATACAGAAAGTATACGATACATTAGGTGAAATCAGAAATGAAGAAGGTTTAAAGGTAGGAGGCTTTTTAGCACCTGCTATAGAAACAGCATTTATGAAAGATTTAAGACCAGTTACTAAACAAGGGTTCACTAAAGGACTAGATCAACCAAAAGTTAGAGTAATATCTCAAAAGGACATTGATCAACATAACTCAGGTGAAAGACCTTTAGGGGAGACAGAAATGGATCCACCAAAACAGACAGTATACACACCTAATATTTAAATTATGAATAATTTCGATTTAAAAAAGTTCTTAACAGAAAATAAATTAACTTCTAATAGTAAGCTATTAAAAGAAGATTTTGAAATGATAGACGGAGATTTCCCAGTTCACGATGCTTTCAAAAAAGCAGGTATTGATATGTCTAAAGATGTACATATTCGCTTGAACGAACTTCAAGGCGGAGGAATAGAAGATGAAGGTACTAAACCAGCATCTGAAGCAGCTGATGATTATGAATACTTTAGAAAAATTCAAGTTAAAGATTGGAAAGAAGCAACTGGAGGAGAAGGAGAGTTTCCTATAGTGTATGAATTCTATGGATCTAGAGGAGACGGCAGAACAGCAGAAGGAAAACCCTTAAAATTTACGTTTGGTGTTTTTGAAGGAAAATCATGGGATATATTTCAATAAATAAAAACAAAGCATGGCACAATTATTAGTAGACGTAACACCATTTAGACCAGTACTTAGAGAATCTAAAACTAGACCTGGAGTATTTGAAGTAGAAGGAGTAATGCAAAGAGCAGTTGCTAAAAATCAAAATGGCCGTACATATAGTAAAGAAATACTACTTAGAGAATCAGAAAGATACATTAAAGAGTTTGTTAAGCAAGGAAATGCTTACGGAGAACTTGATCACCCTGAATCTCCCGTTGTCTCTCTAAAGAACGCCTCTCATATAGTAAAAGAGTTATGGTGGAAGGGAGACGACCTTATGGGACGTGTAGAATTACTTAATACACCTGCAGGTAATATCGTAAAAGAGATTGCTAAAGCAGGACATACAATAGGTATCTCATCTAGAGGTACAGGTTCTGTTCAACAAACTAACGAAGGTACTTTAGAAGTACAAGACGACTTTGAATTAGTATGTTGGGATTTCGTATCTAATCCATCTACACATGGAGCATTTATGAATCCAGTATCTTTATCAGAAGGTAAAATTAAAGTCTCTAAATATAACAATTTAGATTCTATCATCAACGATATACTAAGAGCATAATGAAATTATCAGACGTAATACTAGAAAGTGCAGAATCTCAAATGGCAGACGCTCTTGCAAAAGAGATGGAAGCTGAATTTGGCAAAGAAGGAGAACAGGATGTTAACGAAGTAATTACAACAGTAGGTATATTATCTTGGGCATTAGCATCTAACACAGTATTAGACGTTTTAGGTAAGTATGCTGCGATAGCTCTTAGAAAGATGAATTTAGATAAAGCAGCTGACAAAGCTGATGCAGTTCATAAATGGGCACATAACAACGAAGTTAACATCGTTAAAGCTATTTCAGGATTTATTAAGCCTTTCGTTAAAGATGAAAAGAAAAGACAATTAGTTGCAAAAGGTTTATTTATTGCTATATTAGCCGGTCTAGGAGTTAAAGCTGGTATTGGTGCTATGAATGCTCTTAAAGGAGGAGGACTTGCTTCCGCTTCTGTATCTGCTGTAAAAGCAGCACTTAAAGGTAGAGATATAGCAGTAATTGGAGGTGAGATTGCAGGAGCAGTCGGAGGTGCAGCCGCTGCTGCCGTATAAAAGTTTCCCAATTTACTTAGTTTTCCGGAAACAGTATATATTTATATACGAATATGCCATCTCTTATATGGCATCTATTAAAGAATTATTTTCTATTACGATTCTTAATAATCGTAGAAATCACACAATTTTATTAAAATGGCAAACAAAGATTTATTCAAGCAAGCTATTGCTGAAGCTAAGTCTGTAAGAGAAGCCGCTATTGCAAACGCCAAGGAAGCTTTAGAAGAGTCATTGACTCCTCATTTAAAAGATATGTTAGCTGCAAAACTTCAAGAGATGGAAGACAAAGACGTCGACGAAGTAGCAGTAACAGAATCTGAAGAAGAGGAAGTTAGTGAAGCTCCTGCTAAAGAAAAGAAAGACGAAACAGTAGAGGAAGAATTTACAGCTGTAGAAGAAGCAGAAGACGATGCTGAAGAAGACGAAGCTGAAGACGGTGAAGGAGAAGAAGCTCCTGAGGAACCAGCAGAAGACGAATTAGAAGAGCCAGCAGAAGACGAAGATCTTAAAGATCTATCAGTAGAAGATTTCAAAGACCTAATCAGAGATATCATTAGCCAAGAAATGGGCGCTGGTGAACCTGAAATGGAACCTGAAATGGGAGCTGATGATATGGATGCTGGAGCTATTGAAGAACCAGGCGAGGGTGATCCTATGGCTGGAGAAGAAGGCGACGAAGAAATCGACCTTGATGAGTTAATTAGAGAACTAGAAGCTGTATCAGAAGGCGAAAGCGAAGATGATATGGAAGAAGGTAAAAAAGACAAGGACATGGATGAAGCAAAAGATGAAGAAAAAGTAGAAGAAGTCAAAGAAGGACCTACTAAAAACGAAATCGATGCTGAATCTGATTCTAAAGAATCTAACATTAACGATACTATCAAAGAAGATTTATCCGCTGCTTTAGAGACTATTGAAACTTTAAGAAGTGAACTTAACGAAGTTAATTTGCTAAACTCAAAGTTACTTTATGTTAACAAAATCTTCAAAGCAAACAACTTATCAGAATCACAGAAAGTAAACATTATTGCTGCTTTCGACAAAGCTGAGACAGTTAAAGAAGTTAAATTAGTTTTTGAAACAGTTAGCGAAAATGTTGTTACTAAAAAAGAAACAACTAGCATTAAAGAGCACAAAGGATCTGCATCTAAAGCAACTGGAGTTACTGCAAGTAAGCCAGAAGTAATAGCTGAAGTATCTAGCGCTGTTCTTAGAATGCAGAAGTTAGCTGGTATTATTAAATAACAAAATTAAAATTTTAAAAATTCAATCAAATGGAATTAAATCAATTATTAGAAAGCTCTAACACTTTCAAAAGCGTACAAGCAGATGCTGCTCGTTTAGCTGAGAAATGGAGCGCTTCTGGTTTGTTGGAAGGTATCTCTGATGAAAAGCACGCTGGTAACATGGCTGTTATTCTTGAGAACCAAGCTAAACAAATCGTAGCAGAAGCAAACGCAACTCAAGCAGGAGGTTCAGGCTTCACTGCTGGCCAAGGTGAAAACTGGGCTGGTGTTGCTCTACCACTTGTAAGAAAAGTATTCGCTCAAATCGTAGCGCAAGACTTTGTAAGTGTACAACCAATGAACTTGCCTTCTGGGCTAGTATTCTACTTAGACTTTAAGTACGGTACTGCTGTAAACGGAAGAGCAGATGGCGAAAACATGTACGGTAACGTAACTGATGGAGCTAACAAAATGGGAGAAGATGTAGACGTATCTGGCGGTCTTTATGGCGCTGGTCAATTCGGATACACTATCAACCAAGTAACTGGAACTGAAGCTGCTGCAACAGTACAAGCTGCCTTATTGAAAGATGTAGGCTTTGACGCTGGATTAACATTAGCAGATTACGAAGCGGTATTAGTACCTCTTTCTTCTATCCCAGCTTACGATGCAGAAGGAATTAGAGCTTTTGAGTTCAATTCAAATTCTGGTTCAGCTGTACTACACAAGCAATTTACTAAAATTTCTGGGTCTAACCTAGTATTAGTACAATCTGCAGCAGGTGGTGTTAACAACGGAGCTAACGTACAGTTAGTATACCACAAGCAACCAACTGATAACACAAGAGGT